TATGGCCTGGGAGCGGCATCACGCAGCCCGCGCCGGGCGGCGAGACACCCACGACACCCACGACACCCACGGCGCCGACAACACCCACCACCACGGGCCTCCGCTGGGACGACAGCCTCCGCTGGAGCGACCTGCAGACCTGGCAGGAATAACCCTTATCCCTACCCACGGGCGGGCAATGAGAGAGACATGACAGACGAGAGCGAGGGAGAAGCCCGGCTCACACTGCGACAGCGCTTGTTCGCGATGGCGTACGTCGCGAACGGCGGCAACGGAACACAGGCGGCAATCGAGGCGGGCTATGGCGAGGATGGCGCGGCGGTACGGGCGAGTGAGAACGTAAGAAATCGTAACGTCGCTACTGAAATCGAGCGCATCTCAGAGGAGAGGCTAACGGCCATGGGCATCACAGCCGACTACGTGCTCTCGGAGATTCATGCCAACCATCGCTCTGCCAAGGTCGCCGAGAAGTGGTCCGACTCGACGCGGGCTCTGGAGCTGCTTGGCAAGCACCTGAAGATGTTCACTGACCGAACCGAGCACGGGGGCGAGGTCGACATCAACGCAACCGTCAGGCGCATCGCCGTTCCGAAAAAGGATTTATTGCCGGAGGCGGGTGAACAGACGGGTTGAGGACATATGGATTCCTCAGCCAAAACAGGTCGAGTTCCTTGCCGCCGCCGAGGACGAGGTGTTGTATGGCGGAGCGGCCGGAGGGGGCAAGTCTGAAAGCCTGCTGATCGACGCGTTGGGTGGACATCAAGACGCGATCGAGTACCCAAGCTATCGGGCGATCCTGTTCAGGAAGACATACCCGGAGCTGGTGGACCTGATAGACCGCTCGAAAGAGCTTTACAAGCAGATTGCTCCGGGCGCGAAATACAACGGCACGGACAAGGAGTGGCGGTTCCCATCCGGGGCAGCAGTCCGCTTTGGCTATATGGCCCGACCGACCGACCGATTCGAGTATCAGGGCCATGAATACGCCTACGTTGGCTGGGACGAGCTGACGCAGCAAGAGACGGATGCGGGCTACAAGTATCTCCTTTCGCGCCTGAGAACGACCGAGACGCGGTTGAGTGTGTACGTCCGGGCAACATGCAATCCCGGCGGAGTCGGGCACGCATGGGTCAAAGACCGCTGGCAGGTGCCGGATGACGGCGCGGCCATCGCCTTTATGATCGACCTACCGGACCCGCGAACAGGCGGCACGAGGACGTGGCACCGGCGGTTTATCCCGGCTCGGATCGCGGATAACAAGTATCTCGCTAACACCGACTATGCGAGTCAGTTGCATATGCTGAGCGAGATCGAGCGCAAAGCGCTGCTCGACGGGCGCTGGGACGTAGTCGAGATCGTCGGTGCCATCTACCAGGATCAGATCACCGAGGCATACGCTCAGAAACGGGTGACGAGCATTCCCATCGAGCGAACGTTGCCGGTTTACACCGGGTGGGACTTAGGCCGCAACGACCACACGGCCGTGTGGATGATGCAGTACGTCGGCATGGAAAAGCGCTTCGTCGGCTATCACGCGAAGCGCTTTCAGACGATTAGCTACTGGGGTCGCTACATCACCGACTGGGCCAAGGAGCACAAAGTCATCGTCGAGGCGCATTACATGCCGCACGACGTGGAGGTGAAGCAGCTGAGTCTGAGCAATGCGAGTCGGCGGGAGATGTTCGAGCAGATGGGTGTATCGCCTATCCATGTCGTCGAGCGCATCCCGAGGCTGGAGGACGGCATCGACATGACGCGGGAGTTCTTGACGGGGTGCTACTTCGATGCGGGACGTTGCGCTGAGGGACTGAAGGCGCTCGCGAACTACCGCCGACAGTACAACGAGACGAACGACACTTACTCGCTGACGCCGCTGCACAATTGGGCTTCCAACGGGTCCGATGCAATTAGACAGCTTGCGCAGGGGTTCATGCCGCCGGAGCGATTCGGTGGGCACGAATCATTTGAGCCCGAGCCGCTAGAGGACTATTGACGTGGCACGACCTGTAGAGCTGACAATCAAGGGGGTGAATCCCGAGGACGACTCCGAGGGCATTCCGGTCATGATTGATGCCGACACCACCTCGTGTGTCTATCCCTCGGAGAAGGGCACGGTCGTTCGCTCAAGCAACGGGGGCCGTGTTGTCGCTCGCGAGAGCTACGACGAGGTGCTTAGGCTGATTGGCTGGAGGCAGTCGGCGGAAGCGTTCGGTGTCAGTCGTGGCGATATGGTCGTCTGATGTGGGACGACGACCCGCCCCCGCGCCCGCCGATACGGGACGCCACGGGCGACATGACGCTCACCGAGCGCGTCATCGAGGACGAAGTCCGGCGCCGGCTCAAGGGGCGTGGCGGGCGACTTCAGGAGCGCCAGGACATGCGGGCGCCCCCGCCGCGTCCGGTGGTGGACGTGCAGGCTGACAAGGTGCGCAATGAGCCCCCGCCGCCGCTCCCGAATCACGAGGTGATAGCGCTCGTCAGGCGGATCTCGACGGGAAAGTACGTGCATGTGGAGAAGCTGATCGAGGCGCTGTCCACCTGAAATCATGCCCGGCGGTTGGGGCCGCCGGGACTTTATCGCGAGAGCGAGGCTCCGCGACTTGCCACCTCCGGGAGATAGCCGGCGATGACCGAAGACAAGCTTACCCGAGCGGCGGGATGCCCGCGTGCCAAGGCCCAAGGATACGAAATAAGCAAGATGCCGAAAGCCGCAGCGCGTCACGCCTGCGCTGTCCATCTGTGGACAGGGCTGCCCTCTGGTGGACAGGCCGCTGAGGTGGGGCAAAAGGGGCCGCCCATCGTCGTCACGCACGGCGGGACGGGCGAGATGCGGAGCTATGCGACCGATGATGGACCGGACGCTGACGAGGCGTTCACCTGCATTGACGAACACTTCAAGTGGATAGCGCGAGCGAGGCGAAATCTCAACAGGGCTCGACACGAGGAGCACATACGGCTGATGCAAACGAAGGCGGTTGAGTACGTAGAGGCGCCGGGCTTTCAAGGTAGCTATAGCGCCGTGTTCTTGCTGATGCTCGGAATGGCCAAGTACGGCGGCCGGGTGCCCCTGACGCGTCAGCAAATCGAGGAGCGATTGGGCTACAGCCGGCAGACGGTGACAAGGGCGATTCGTCATCTCGTGGAGAACGGCATGGTGACAGAGAGCGAGCATGAGGGACGAGCGTATTGGTTCCTGCCGTCGCCCGCCGCTCAGAAGGGGCGCCGAGAGCTGAAGAAGTCGCGTAGAGCTGTGAGAACAGTTCGCCAGAGGGCCGCAGAGCGGGGGCTCAGCGTCGTGCCGGATTCGGCCGCATGAGCACCACCACGCGCACCTTCTGGTTGTCGACAGGCCACGAGCGACTGCCGGACGGCTTCTTCCTCTTCTCGAACGGCAAGCGTCGCCGCGCACGCTTCCAGGGCGATGTCGCCATGGTCGAGCAGGTGCCCGTCGTGCCCGACGACCCACGAATCGCGGCAGAGGCCGCGCACTACAACGAAGTCCACCGGAGGCTGTTCGGCCATGGCACGACGTAAGCTCGCCAAGTCGAGCCAGAACCGCCAGGTGAATCACGCGTCGCTACAGACGCTCGTCATGGACATTGTCGACACCGCCCGAAAGCTGCACCCTGGCTATGTGTGGGCGGCGGGGCCATCGGACGACGGCGGGACGACCATCAATCTCATCTGCGCCGATGTCGGTGTTGACAGTGGCCGTGGGTTTGTATTCCACACCGCCGACATCCAGCAGCCCGGCAGCCGCCGCCGGCAGGTGACGCGCGCGTGCGGGACGATACTCCAGCGCTTGGGGCTCGATCGGCACCGCCACACCGACGCGCGGACCGTCACGGGGCTCAAGCGGAACGCAAAGGGGGATTTGGAGATGGAGTTGGGCCACGGCTAATGCGTGATATCGCCGCCGCTGGCCTCTCGGACAATCTCGCTGACGGCACAACTCCCGAGGACGACCCCGGCCCTCTCTCGCCGGAGGACGCTGACAGCGTCATGGTCACTTTCCGCGAGACGCTACGTGGCTCGACCGACTTTCTGACGAGTGCGCACCGGGCGCAAATTGACAAGAACCACGCGAACGCGAGAAGTCAGCATCCGGCGGGCTCGCGCTATCTCTCCGACGCCTACAAGCGCCGCTCGCGTCTGTTCAAGCCGAAGACGAAGGCGGCGATGCAGAGGGCGGAGGCGGCGTGTCTCGCCGCGTTCTTCTCGACACAGGACGCGGTGGAGATAACGGCCGAGGACGAGGACGACGCGGAGCTAGCGGCCGGCGCACGGACGTGGCGCGAGGCGCTGAACTATCGGCTTCGAGAGGATGTGAAGTGGAAGCAGAACGTCATCGGGGCGCTACAGAATGCGTGGGTCGAGGGCATCTGCATCACCAAGCAGTGGTGGGATTACCGAGTCGATGCGGACGGCGACATCGTCCGTGACCGCCCTGCCGTGACGCTCATCCCGCTAGGGAAGTTTCGATTCAGCCCTCACGCCGAGTGGTGCGACATCATCGGGACGAGTCCGTATTTCATCGAGGAGATGAACCCCACGGTAGGAGAAGTGCTCGAAAAGATGATGCTCGGCCCGGGTGGGGAGCCGCCCGTCTGGCGCCCATGCTCGGCGGGTGAGGTCATGGGCTCGGCCAGCGCATCGAAATCGGGGCTATCGACGAACGGCCAGACGGAGGAGGAGCCCGAGAAAGTCGAGCTGCACAAAGAGGCTCGCGTCTTTCGCGTCATCATGAACCGTGGTGGGGTGGACTGGACATTCGACGTGCTCGGCGAGACGCATCTACTGACCGAGCCGACGAGGGTCAAGGACGTGATGCCCCAGGCGATGCGAAATTACGCCATCGGGGGCGTGACCATCGAATCCCACCGCCCCATCCCGCAATCGAAAGTTGAAATCAGCGAGGGCCTACAGGCCGAAATCAACGGCATCACGAACGATAGGCGCGACGCGAGCCGGCTGGCGAACAGCCCGCGCTACATCGTCAATCGCCGCTCCGGGCTCGACATGAAGGCGATGCTCCGAAGCACACCGGGGGGTGTGGTTTCGGCAACTGATGTCAACGGCATCATCCCGCTCGAAACGCGCGATGTCACGGGCTCGGCGTACAAGGACGAGGAGTCGGTTGCGGCGTCCATGGACGAGGTGCTGGGATCGTTTAGCCAGCAGTCGGCGAATACTAACTCGAACATCGGGCGCACGGCGACGGGGCTCGAGCTTATCGCGTCCGACTCGAACATCATGACCGAGTACGCGATGGAGATGTTCGCAACGACTTGGATGCAGGACGCGCTCCGTCAGCTATTGATACTGATGCAGACCTACGAGACGGACGCTCAGATCATTGGAGATGCGATGAAGAGCGCGGACGTGATGACGCGCTACGGCGTGACGGTGCCGACCGAGCGGATGCTGAGGCACCCCGTTAGGCTTCGAATCAGCGTCGGGCAGGACGCGACGAACCCCGAGCGCAAGGTCGTCAAGATGCGGAACTTCATTCAGATGGCAGTGGAGCTAGGGAAGACTGTCAACGCCGACGAGGTGCTGAAAGAGGCTGCTGGCGCCATGGGCTACGATGACGGGACGCGCTTCATCGAGACGCCGCCCGAGCAGGCGCCGCAGGAAGACCCTGCCGCGCAGGCGGAGGCGGCGAAGCTCGAAATCGAAGGCGGGAAGCTTCAAATCGCGCAGCAAAAGCTCCAGCAGGACGGGCAGCTTGCAATGCAGCGCATGCAGCTCGACGCTCAGAAAGCCGCTCAAGCGGGCAATCAGGCGGAGATGGCACACGAGCTGGCGGTAGAGCGTGCGCGCCTTGACCTAGACCGGGCGCAGCTCCAAGCGCACATGCACTCGCTCGGCATCGAATCGGCCGAGGAAATCGCGCTGATGCGAGACAGGACGGAGCGTGAGAAGGCGCAGCTCGATGCCGACACCGCGCTCCAGCAGGCGATTTTGCAAGGGGACATCACGGCCGCTATCGCGGCGCAGCGGGATTCGCTGGAGCGCGACAAGGCGGCGGAGTCGGCGAGCGTCATGCGTGAGGGCTTCTTCGCCAAGCGAGCGCAGCCACAGCCATTCGGAGCTAGCGCATGACGGACGAGACGGCGGCCGAGGAGCGCGACTTCGACGAGGCGCAGGCGTACGGCATTCGCTTCATGTCGGACCCGCTCATCGCTGACGCCATCCTCCGTCTTCCCGCGCAGGACGAGGCGCAGGCCGTCGAGGACTTGATTGAGAGCGTGTCGCGCGGAGACACGACGCAGCAGGCCGATGCACTGGCTCGGATACGTGCCGCGCGCTACTTCCGAGAGTACGCCATCGAGATGGAGGCGCGCCTACACGATGCCGCGCTAACACGCGCTCAGGAAGACTACTGAAGAGATTCGGCCGAGAGGCCGTACCGATCCTTCTGCTGCCACAGGAGGTGATCCGAAGTGCCCGCGTCGTGAGACGCATCTATCCCACAGACGGAGCTTTATATGAGTTCTCCTACCCCGCCGGGCGGAGACGCCGACGTTCGCGAGAACGCCGAAGTCCTCGAAGCCGAGGCGCAGCTTGACGCGCCGACGCCTGATGTAGCCGCACCGGACATCCCGGAGCCCGAGCCCGAACAGCCCGCACGGGCCGAGCCTGAGCCCACCCCTGCCGATAGGCGAGAGGCGGCACTGGCAGCCCGTGCGAGCCCGGCGGCCGATGCCGTGATGCCCGACTACGCGCAGCCACAACGCTCGCGCGACGAGAAGGGGCGGTTTACATCAGAGGAGGGCGAGCAAGAGGAGACGGAGGCGCCAGAAGCGGCGGAAGTCGAAGCCGAGGCGCCCGAGGAGCAGGAACCCGTTCCCGCCCCGTCGCTGCCACCCGGTACGCGGCAGGGCGAGGACGGGCAGTGGTACGTTGATTTCGTCGTTGATGGGCAGCCGCAAACGTTGCCCTATCAGCAGTACCACTCGAACGCACAGAAATATCTGACCGGCGACCAAAGGCTGCAGCAAGCGGCCCTTGAGCGCAAACGACTCGAAGCCCTGCAAGCGCAACCGCAGGGATACCAGCCACCCGTTTCTCAGGGCGCTGGAGTGACGGAGCCACCGCAAGGCGCTCCACAGGGCATCACTCGCGAGACGCTGGAAAAGGCGTTCCTCGAGGGTGATGAGCAGGCACAGGCGGCTCTAGTGGAGCGCCTGAATCACGAGCAAGCGGCCCTGCCGGACGCAAGCGTCATCGCGACGCAGGCGGCCATGCAGGCCCGTGAGCAAATCGAGGTCGAGAGCGCCATCGCGCAGGTATCCACGGACCCTGTGAACGCGATGATTCTCGGCGACAGCGTCATGCGTGATGTCGCGGACCGCTACAGCGAATCGCTCCGAATGACCGAGCCTCATCTACGGCCGGCGGAGAACATCGCACGAGCGCTCCAGATGACGCGCGAGCACGTTGCTCGATACGCACCGGCTCCGGCAGCAGTACCGCCCGAGCCCGTGCCCGATGCCTCCCTGACAACGCGCACGGCAGCCAAGGCCGCGCACGCGCGCATGAACGCGCCCGTGGGTGGACAGGCTCGCCAACCGCTCGCGCCGCCCCCACCGGCGGTCCCGCAGTCTCGCGACATTCTCGCGGAGATGCGGATAGCGCGCGGACAGCGATAGCACTCCATACAATTTACTGAGAAACGACAGTCATGCCTGTACCACTTTCTACCCTGTCCCCGGCTCCGGCGGAGTCGACGGGACAGCTTTGGTTCGTCAGCGAACTCGGCGGCAACATGTACCACGCGCCGATGATGTCGAAAAAGCTCCGGCTCGGCGTGCAGCCTCGTGCGCGGTTCCGCCAATTCTGCGAATTGCCCGAGTCGAGCCAGCCCGTCAAGCACAAAGGCGAGACGTTCTCCTGGTCCGTTCACGGAAAGGTCGAAACGCGCGGGCGGCGCATTACCGAGCTTGAGGACATCCCGAGGACTCGCGCGCCGCTGTCGCTCCGTAGTGTCACGGTGACCGAATGGGGCAACTCCATCCCTACCACGCGAAAGCTCCTGGAGCTAGCGGCGGAGCCTGTCGAGGAGATCGTCAAAAAGCAGCTTGAAGAAGATTGCGCGATGGTGCTCGATGGCGGGGCGTATGAGCAGTACGTGGCAACGCCTATCAAGGTCGGACCTGCCGGCGGCGACAGCCCTGACGAGATTACGGTCGCGACGAACGGCACCGCGCCGGTCATCAATAACTCCGCACTCACGCTGAATCACGCGCTCGGCATAGAGCTGGACATGCGTGAGGGGGACGTGCCGACGTACGCACACGGTGACTACTACGCCATCGGGCGCCCGACCGCTTTCAAGGGCATTCGAAAGCAACTCGACGGTATCAATCAGTACACCGAGTCCGGCATTTCGATGATTCGCTCGGGCGAAATCGGCAAATACCACGGCGTTCGATTCGTCGAGCAGACGGCGCAGGCTCGCTCGGAAGACTTCGCGGGTAACAACTACCTCTCTGACGAGGTCTTCTTCTTCGGCGATGACGCGACGGTCGAGGCGTGTGTCACCCCGGAGGAAGTGCAGACCGCGATTCCCTCGGGGTTCGGTCGGAATCGAGCCATTGCCTGGTTCTACATGGGCGAGTTCGCGTTGACCTATGACCAAGCGGCCGAGGCGCGCATCTGGCACTGGACGAGCGCAACGGCGTAACGACACACCAACTGAGAGCAACACGATGAAGAGCCAGCACAAAGAAGACAACAAGAGCCAGCGCCCGAGCGGGCCGAACGCCGGCCCCGAGAGTGGGGCAAGCCTGAAATCGGGGCTTGCCGCGCGCTATCAGGTGAGTCGCGGTCACAGCTCGCTCGGCATGGATGTCGGCACCGGTGCGCGCCCGAAGGCCCGCAAAGGCGAGAAGGTGAAGGCGCCCTCGGGGCAGACGTACACGTGGGGATGAGCGTCTACGGCTACCCGTTCGAGGAGGAGCCGGCCGCACCGTCGCGACCGGCCACTCCCGCGTCGGGCCTTGCCGAGACGGAGTCTCTAGTGGGCTATCGCTACATGACGGAGGCGGGGCGAATGACTGTCCCGACCGAGCCCATGCGTGAGCGCGAGACATCGACGGACCGTCGTGACCGCCGTTGACGAGACGCTGAAGGCCGAGGGCTGGGCACGGATGTCCGGCCCTATCGGGGATGCGCTCTATTCGAAGCTCGTCGCCGGACAGCTCGAGTTCCGAGACCGTCACGGCAAGCCTTGCGGGGCGGTTCGGGCCGAGCCCGAAAAGTCGCTCATGGAAGAGGCGACGGCGGCGCTTGCGTCGGCGAACAACGCGGCCATCGCAAAGCTCGTGATGGGGGACGACATCGACAAGACGAACCTTAGGCGCCTTTTGAAGCACATGCCGCTCGATGAAGTGTTGGAGGGCTACGGCGTCGTTGCAATCAAGCGCTGGCTAGGGCGGGCCGGCGTGCAGACGAAATCTAATCAGAAAGACCAACTCGTTGCGCTTGTCGCGACGGCATTGAACGAGAGCGAGAGCGAATCATGAGCGAGAAGAAGAGCGAGAAGAAGAAGGGCGGCCCGGACACCGAGCCGAAAGACGGCATCACGGGCATGCGCTCGAAGCGCGACGCGCTCGCGAGTCGTCGCCCTGCCGAGGAGCCCGGCGAGCCGGACCCTGAGCGGGTGAAGGCCGACCCGAGCACGCCGAGCGTCCTGGCCTCGGGCTATATACAGGACGAGATGCCGGGCGTGACGAATCCTTGGGAAACGCTCGACGACAAGCGCACGGGGGCGGAGGCGAAGGAACATCTCGTGAGCGGTCCTCACGAGCCGGAGGTGACGATTATCGACGGCGAGCCTGTGAAGACGAACGACACGGGCAACGGGGCCTGAGTCGATGGCCTATCTCGCGCTCTGTCAACGCGTCGCACGTCGCGCGGCGATTGCGGGCGCCTCATCGGGGAAGCCGGACGACGTTGTCGGGCAGCCCGAGCGACTGCAGCGTATCTGTGACTACGTCGCGGAGGCGGTGCGCGAGATAGAGACAGCTCATGTGGACTGGACGTTCATGCGCCCCTCGATTGACTTCTTCGTCGAGGCGCGCTGTGGATTTGTCGACCCGCGCGACACTCACCTGGACGTTCTCTCTCTGAACGAGAACGCGGTGTACGGGCGGACGGAGCGCTGGCATCAGCAGATAGTGCCCATGCCCTGGCCCGCGTTCCGCGAGCGGCGAGAGGTGTCGAGACAGCCGGCGGCCGTCAACAGCCTCCCGAGCGAATTTTCCGTCGACCCGAGCGGCGCGATTCAGCTCAGTCCGGTCTCGGCGTTGCCGTTTGTCCTCCGGGCTGAATGCGTCGTTGCGCCAGCGGTGCTCACCTCGAGCGACGACACGCCGCACATCCCCGCCTCCCACCATGACGTGATTTTCTATCGTGCGCTGGCGCTGCACTACGAGACGGACGAGGCGGAGTTTCTGATGAGGACGGCCGAGGCGCGCTTTGCCGAGTGGATGGGGCGGCTCGAGGCACTGTATCTCCCGAACAACGCATGGAGCCGTACCCACTCTCCAGAGCAACCGCTACAGGTGTGGGTAGATTGACCCACCGCGTCCAAACCCTCGTCTGTGCCGGCGGGCTGGACGAGGTGTCCTCCGATTTCAGCGCCGCTCCCGGCACGGTGCGGCGCTCGCTCAATTACGAAGCTTTGGCTGAGGGCGGGTACCGGCGCATCGGGGGCATGCGGCGGTGGTCGGGGCGCGATGTCTCGCCGCGCTATGACGCGCTGCAAGCGGTGCTCGTCAATCGCCTGGACCCGCTCCCGGACGGCGCGGCACGGTCGACGGCGAACGGCGTGCGATTTCGCTCGCTCGCGACGGCGCATCGAGGAACGCACCTCTCCGTCTCGCTCATCGAGAAAGAGCGCGCGACAGAGAAGCTAAGCACGGGGGATGTGCTCTTCCCTACGGGGGAGTACGGCCCGAGCGTTATCGTCAATACCGATATTCCGCTCCTCGAGAGCGAGCGCGTGCAGTTCCAGAATTACCTGTCCGAAGGGGCGTTCTACACGCCTTTTCGGGGTGCCGGCGGGGCTGGCGAGGTGGTCTATCTCGGCGCGATGGGCGGGCATGTGTACGCCGTCCAGATGAACGACGAGGGCAAGGCCGTCATCCAGCGTGCGCGCCACGAGGGCGGCTTCTGGCAGTCGTTCGGCGTCATTCCGGTTGACGACCCTTCGAAGGCGCGTTGGAGCGCCTACGTGCATGCCTTCCCAGGGCTCGAGCCCCGCATGTTCTTCGTCAATGGACAGACCGCGCCGTTCTACGTCGAGGGCATTGAGCCGCCGGTCTACATCGACGACACCGTACCGCTCACCGAGTCGCAGCCGACGCACGTCACGGCACATCAACAGCACTTGATGCTCGCCTTTCCCGGCGGCCGAGTGCTTCATTCCGCGCTCGGCAATCCCGCGTCGTTCGACACGAGTGGTGGTGCGGGGGAGTTCGGCGTCGGGGACGAGATAACGGGCTTCCAGGCGCTCCCCGGCGGGGCGCTCGCTATTTTCTGCGCCGACCGCATCAGCATATTGACCGGCACCTCCGTCGATGACTGGCGCGTAGAGCTGTACTCGGACGAAGCAGGGGCTATTCCCGGCACGCTCCAAGACATGCCGACCGCCATCTTTTGCGACCGGCGCGGCATCACGACGCTCGGCGCATCGGACCGTTACGGCGGATTCGTTTCGAAGGCACTGAGTCAGCGATTCGACGAGACGTATCAGAGAATTCGCCAAGGGGCGAGGCTGTTCAGCGTCGTCTCGCGCGACAAATCGCAGTATCGACTGCTCAACGAGGACGGGCGGGGGCTGTATTTGACATTCGCGGGCTCGGCGCTCGCGGGCGCGATGGAGGTCGACTTAGGGCACACGATTACCGCTGTCGGGATTCGGAGGGGGGATGATGACGAGATATTCGTCGCGACGGGAGATGGCTGGGTGCATCGGCTCGATGCGGGCGGCACGTTCTCCGGCGAGGTCATTGATGCGTTCCTCGAGTTCCACGATTTTCACTACGGGCGCCCGAGGCTGAAAAAGCGCTTTCACAAAGCGGTCCTCGAGTTCGAGGGCGACCCTCGCCTGGGCATGTCTGTGACGAGCGTTCTCGATGACGGCGAGGACGCTTATGCCGACTCGGCGGCGGTCGATATCACGCCCCTCTCCCGCGCCGCCCCTGGCTACCGCCCGGATCTTCTCTCGCGCTTTATGCAGGCGTTTCGAGGCGTTGTGTACCTCATCGGGACGGGTCTTTCTCAATCGCTCCGACTCGAGCCGACGAGCACGCATGAGCACGAGGTGAAATCCATCATCGTCCACTACACCGACCGAGGACAGGCGCGCTAATGCCAGCGGGATTTCTCGGAGCGCGCCCCCGGCAAGCGGCGCAGCTCCAGCGCAACACGACGACGATTCGCCCCGAAGCGACGGTTGAGAGCCGACTGACGGGTCTTCTTCGGCGAGACAACCCTTACATGCGCCAGGCCGAGGCGCAGGGGAACCGTCAGGCGAACGCGCGGGGGCTTCTGTCGTCGTCCATGGCGGTCGGCGCGGTCGAGGACGCGCGCGTTCGTGCCGCTCTCCCGATAGCGCAACAGGACGCGGGGCTGTACGGGCAAGCCGCGTTACAGGACAGCGCGTATCGCCAGCAGGGCGGGCTGGCCACGCAGAACTATCAGAACAGCGCATCGCGTGCCGATCAGGACTTCGGCAACCAGCGGAGCCTGATAGGCGTGCAGACGGATGCGAACAGTCGTCTCCAGAGAGAGGGCCACGGCTACACCCTCGCCCAGCAGAACAACCAAGGCCGCATCCAGGGCGGGCTGATTGACCGGCAAGGCAACGTCAACAGCCGCCTCCAGCGTGAAGGGCACGGGTACACGCTTGCGCAGCAGGACAATCAGGGGAGGATTCAAGGCGGGCTCATCGACCGACAGGGCGGCGTCGACCTACGTCGCGACCAGGCTCAGTTCGGCTACAACACCCAGCTCCAGGGCCAGCAGATTGCCGGTCAACGGACGCTTGCCGGCGACAATTTTGGCTACTCGACTCAGCTACAGGCGCAACAAGGAGATATCAACTATGGCCTTCAGGGACAGCAGATAGCGGGACAGCACTCGCTCTCGGCGCAGAACGCAACGCAGCAATCGGCGCTCAACCGCGAGCAATACGCTGCTGAGCGAGAGGCGGCCGTTCGTGACCAGCTCACTAGCCTCTCGACGAACACTCACGCTCAAATCCAGGCGATGCAGTCGAACCCCGATTTCTCGAATGAGGCACGGGCGCAGGGCATTCGAAACCTCGAGCGCATGCACAACGCGAGCGCCACGGTCATCTCGCGCGGGACAGAGCTTGCCGGCACGCAGTTCGTCTTCGGCTCGTCGGCGGGTTCCGCGATGGGCGCCCCTTCCCAGGACAGCACTCGACAGCCCACCGCCCCGCCAGGGGAGGGCTATCGGTGGCAGTACGACTCGAGTCGCGGGCAGTGGATGAAGACGCCAATCGTGTCTGCAGGAGAAGGGTTCCGATGGCATTTCGATGAGCAGCGTGACCGTTGGATTCGTGCGCCGCTGTAGTGATTAGAGAGGCGCTGTACTCCGACGCTCGCGCCATCACGCGCTTGCTCATCGAGACGTGGCGTTCGATGCCGTACGGGCACATCCCGGTCGACCGCGCGCGTCTTGCGCGCACGGTGCATACCTACCTCGTCGGCGGTGACGAGATGTTCTCGTGGGTCTCAGACCGGGGAGGAGTGGGGGGCGTGCTCCTCGCGAGTCTCGCGCCGCTCGACATGGCGGTGGGGACGGCGGCGAGCGACCAGGCATTCATCTGCCGGACGGGCGAGGGCGCGGCACTCGTTCGGGCTTACAAGCGCTGGGCGGAGGAGCAAGGAGCGGCACTCGTGACGCTCTCGGTGTCGAGCCGGAACGAGCGCGCGGAGCGCCTTATCGGGCGGCTGGGTTTCGAGCACGTCGGCGGTAACTATCAATTGAGGACAGGACAGTGAGCAATCCCGGCCGGGTCATCACAAAGCAGCTCAAGCGCTCAGGGAAAGACATCTCGGATGAGTGGAAGCGGGTTGACGAGGGCGTTCGGAATGTCGTGACGGTGCAGGCCGTGATTGCCGCGACGCTGCTCACGGCAGGGGCGGCGGCGGGACCGGCGGCAGCGGCAGGCGGCGCAGGCGGGGCGGGAGCGGCGGCTGGCATCGGAAGCATTCCGGGGGCGGCGAGTGCTGGCATGAGCGGTGGCGGGGCGCTCCTCTCGGCGGCGAACGCCGGAGCGGCAGGGACAGCGGCGGCGGGAGCGGCAGGGGGAGGCGGCTTTCTCGCCGGCATCGGCAGCAGCATTGCCGGAGGCGCCTCGAGCGTCGGGAGCGCTATCGGTGGCGCGAACCCACTTGTTCAGGCCGCGATGCTCCAGACGGGCGGACAGATGCTCGCGGGGGCGATGGCGCCCGAGCCCGAGCGTCAGGTGGACGTGCTCCGCGAGCAGCAGCGCATCGCGAGTCAGCGTGGCATGCCGAGCCTCGGTGGCGGGTACCTCGGCGCATCCCCTCCGATGCCCGCCGGCTCTCAGCCGTCCGGCGCGGTCACCACGCCACAGCCCTCGCCCGAGCCGCTTCGGTTTGCGAGCACGTACAGCGATTCCGGCACAGAGATGCCGATGCCGAATGACACGGTAGGGCGCTTCAACCCGCGTACGTTCCGATGGGAGAACGCCTCGTGAAGGCCGGTGGCGGGTTCCTGAAATCGCACGGCCTCCGAGGCGGTGGTGATTTGCCGGCCGCGCAGCCGATGAAGCCGATGGGGCCGCTCCCGACTGCGCCCCAGGGCGGCGCCCCTCCTCCCCAGGCTGCTCCTCAAGCGCCGCCCCCTCAGGGCATGCCGCCAGCCGCTCCCCAGGGGCCTCAGCAGCCCCAGCCGGGCATGAACGACGTTAACGATGTTGCGAACAACGCCCTCCTTCTTCTCCACGACGAGCAGTCCGGACCCGCTTTCGACGAGATGATTTCGCAGGGGCCGCAAGGCGCGGCACAAGCCCTTGTGACCATCTACTCCCTGCTACGGCAAGAGTATGAAGCGCAGGGACAGGCCATCGACCCCGACAAGGCGGTGGATGCGACGGAGGCCGTCATCGAGGACGTGGCGGCTATCGGGCGAGCAAGGGGCTCAATAAAAAGTCAGGACGACATCGACGACTTCGTTGCCATGTCGCTCAGTCAGATAGCGCAGCAGTACCCCGATGTTGCCGAGGACATGCAGGCGATGGCAGCCGAGATGCCGCCCGAAGCGCATGAGCAAGGGGGCGCGATTGCCGCCCGTGCCGGCGGGCAAGCCCCTGTCGCACCACCGCCTCCCGCTCAGGGCGGATTTATCGGGAGAGCCGCGTAGCCATGCGCGTTCACCTTCGCCGTGACAATGCCGGTCCGCTCACAGCCGACCAAGCGGACGAGTCCCTTGATTTCCTCTCCGGCGTCACGGTACTCACCGTCGACACGCAGCTCCACGGCGGGGGGACGTACTATCAGCCAGCGAGCAATCTCCGGCATGGCCTCCCGACGAGCGGCACACTGTTCTCGCTCACGGTCGAGTCCGGCACGGCGACACTCGTCGGCACGGTCGACGGCACGACGAACCCCGTATACACGCCCGGCGGCGAGCACCGCTTCGTCAAGTACGCAGGGCAGTGGCTCGAGGTCGCCGCGCCCGTTCTCGAGACGGGCACGGGCGGTGGGCTCGCCCCGTACACGGTCCGCGCACTCGGCGGGGCGCTCGACACTCTCCCGGTCCGGCACTGGATGATGAATGCGTCCCCGGTGACGCTCGTGCTCCCGGCAAGTGCCGACGAGGGGAGCGAGGTGGCGCTACGGCGTGGCAATGCGCTCGTCATCGTCACCGTGGCCGCCTCCGGCACGATAGTCGGCTACGATGCAGCGCTCGGTACGCTGGTCGAGCGCCCCGAAGCGCGTTTGAACACGCCGCACAAAGAGGCGACGTTCATCCGTATCTCCGGAAAGTGGCGCGTCGGCACGTGAGCACATCCCTCGCCGTCTCGCTCAATCACATTTACCGACTCGACGACGGCGCCATCACGCAATACCTCCGCGTCTCGCCGAGTACGATTGTCGCTCCGCTCGAGAGCCCGCCCGAGCCTGCTGTGCAGCTCGCCTGCTCCCGCACGACGCTCTACGCACTGAGCGATACGGGGCGAATCTATCGCCGTCTCATCGCAACGAACGCGCGCTGGTCGCTCATGCAGAGCCCCGGTGGCGTGACGTGGCTTTCGACGAGCGACGAGTACCTACAGGCGCTCGCGACGAACGTATTGCATCGCCCCTACTCGGGCCAGGTTTTCGGGCTGCTGGCAAGCGCGCCGGTGGCAACGCGCCTTGTGCAGATTGACCATGACGAGACGATGCTGCACGCGCTCACCGAAGACGGGCGGATACTCGTGCGGCTTTTTGCCGGCGGCTGGCACGAATATCCAAAGCTCGGCGCCGTGCGAGAGGTTGTTGCGGGGCTCGACATGGTGTACGCGCGTACGGCGAACGGCGACGTGTACCGCTCACTGAGCTACGGCAGCTCCGGGTGGCAGGCGCTCGGTATCGACGGGGCGCTCGCGCTCGCGGTCCCTGCTGACCACGCGGACGAGCTGTACATCGCAACGGACGAGGGGAACCGCGTCGTGACGCCGCTCGCGTGGCACGGGGACAACGTCGTGCGCGCATGGGTGACGGAGGATTGGGTGTCGAGTGATTGGGTCGTGACAGCGGAGGCGGCATAGCGATGGACTGGGAAGGGGCGTTGAGAGGGCTCGGGCAGGGGCTTGCTCAGGCGGGTCAGCAGTGGGGCCAGCACGAGCAGCAGAAAGCGATGCTCAGGCTCACGGACGACGTGCAGCAAAAGCGCGAGGCGCGGATGCAGCAATACCGTCAAGCTGAAATTGTCGACGAGCGCGCGTATCAGGACGGCGTGCGGCACGAGGGCTATGCAGTCAGTGGCGTCATGGCCGAACGGAAGGCGGAAGCGGCGGCGGCTAAGACGGCGGCGGCGAACGCGGAGAACGATCGTCGGGCAGAGCGGGACGCGCGGCTGACTTTGGCGCGGGATGCTCGGAAGCTGGAGGGTCAGCGCAGCCTGATCGAGCATGAAGGCAAGCACAATCCAGCGTCGCGCGCGGAAGACTCAGCCGACACGTATGCGGACGAGTTCGCCAAGGGGCTTGCCGTCGCCGATCGTGAGATGTACCAAGAGGCCAAGACGAAATTCAACGGTATCGCCCGAATGGAGGCATCTCTTGACGTGATGGAGAGCATCGGGGAGGAGTTTAAGACCGGAAGGGTCGAGGACTACTTCGCGAAGGTTGGAGAGCTGTTAGGCACCGATGCCGCCGCCGCACGGCAAGCATTCAACGGGGCTCAGGTTCCGATGGTCATAGGCATCATGGAGAGCATGGCCGGGCCGCAGACGGATCAGGACATGATTCTGTATCGCGAATCACTCCCGAGCTACGATAAAGACCCGAGGGCCAATGCGATTATCAACGGCCTGAATAGAAAGTACATCGAGCTAGCGCGTGAAAACTATCTTTCCATGCAGAGTCATCTTGATGACCAGCGCGCTAGAAACGTTGCACCCGGATTGCAAGACTGGGTGTCGCCGGTGGGGATGAGGCCGATTGGCGAAACGTCACGGCGAGACATCACAGCGGCCGAGAACGCGGGACAGGCCGTCAGTGCTGGCGACCCGCTTGGGCTATTCGACTGATGGCTGAGACCATCACGTCCTTTCGGGCTAAATACCCCGAGTACGACTCCATCGACGACGCAACTCTCGCGACGAAGCTGTACGAAAAGCACTACGCTGGGCGCATCGACAGGGCAGATTTCGACTCCAAGTTTCTCGGTACGCCAAGCCCTAGCGAGGGGAACATCCTAGATCGCGCCGGTACTGGCATCGCGAACGCTGGGGCGGCCATGATTGGCGCAGGTGCCGAAGGCGCGGACGCGGCGGGGGATGCCGGGGGCAACTGGCTCGAGCGGACAGGGCAGAAGATTGCCGGGGCATTCCAAGGAGACGCTACGCTAGAGCTTCCGAATATCACTCAAGCGGGGCTCGGCAACAGCATGTCGGTCGGCGCGGCGTCCATGATGGGCAGCGACGAGGAGTACATGCGGGCCGTTCTCGAGCAGTACCCGCAGTATTCCGAGGGCCAAGACGAGAACGGCAACGCCGTCGTGCTTGACGAAGGGGGAAAGCCTCTAGCCTATGTCAATCAGCCCGGTCTAGACCCCGAAGACGCCTACCGCTTCTTCGGCAAGGCTGCCGCTTTCGTCCCGGCAGGGAAGATTGCCGCCGGAGCGGGGCGCGCGGCCTCGTCGCTCGGGCGGTTCGGGCAACGCCTTGCCGCCGGAGCGACGCTCAACGCAGGCACGGACGTGGCTATGCAAGAGGCTGTAAAAGCGGCTGGCGGCAAGGACGAAGTCGATGCAGGTCAAGCGGTCACGGCGGGGATTATCGGCGGCGCTGGAGAGGCGTTACTCGCGCCAGCGGCCGGGCGGCTCGTGAAGGCGCTGAGGGGCAGAAAGCCGACGCCGGAGCAGGCCGAGCGCGTGGCACGAGTTGCGCTCAGAGAATCCGGCGGCGCCGGAGACATGTCCCGTGAGCAGCTTCGCACAATGGGCCGGCGGCTGATCGAGTCGGGCGACGAGATCACGCCGGAAGCGGCGGCGGCCGAAGCGTTCGGGCTCAAGCTCACACGAGGGCAGATGATGCCGGACGGCACGGAGGCGCAGCGTGCGGCGAAGTTCAAACAGCTATCGCTCGAAGAAGAGCTGAAGTCGATGCCCGAGCAGAAAGGGCAAAGGTTGCGCGATCTTCAGGCAAAGAACGATGACGCAATCAACGCTCGCATTGGCGAGGCACAGGACCGCATCACCGGCGGGAACGCATCCGAGAACGTGATGGAGGCTGCCGAGCGCGTGAAGGTCGGTGCACAGGACGCGAACGAGGCGTTAGGGCGCAGGGTCGACGAGGCGTATTCACAGGCAGACAGCCTTGACGCTAGCCTGATCGGCGATTCGATTACGGGACTGCACGGAAGGATTCAGAGGAGACTGGCGGCGGGAGACATCGAAGTCGACGAACTCACGCCGGCCGGACGAAAGACGCTTGAGTCCCTGAAGCGGTTCAGCGAGCGGGCCGAGGAAGGGGCTCCGCCTTCAACCCGGTTCAAACTGGTTGAACGCCAGCGGCGCATCATCAATCAGAACTTTGGCAAGATCACGGGTGGGAACAAGACCGACAAGGCGCTAATCACGCAGATCAAGAAGGCATATGACGAGGAGCTTGACCGCGCCTTCCGGCAAGGGCTGTACGAAGGCGATGACGAAATACTAGATGTAATCAAGAATGCCCGCTCACTCAGGGCCGAGCAGGGCGCGAAGTTCGATCGAGACAGTCGAGCCGGCAAGGCGGTGAATGAACTTCTTGAGATCAAGGACAGCATGTCTCCTGAGCGAGTCATCAGGCGAATGATAGGAACGACGGGGCTGTCAGATGATGCGGCGAGTGTCGCGAAGCAGTATCGCCAAGCGGTCGGCGAGGGTTCGGACGCGTGGAACTCGTTCCGTGAGATGGCGCTGTTGACCATCGCGAAATCGGGAACGACGACCGAGACCAAGGGTCCGGGGACGCTGGTATCCGCGCTCAAGCGAGCCAATGCCGGACGGGGCTCGTCTCTCGTTAGAGAGATTTTCACCGAGCAAGAGCGCGCCGGACTTCGGCAGTTCGGGCGCGCGATCGAGGCAACGTTGGACAACGCTGGCACCGGCAACCCTTCGGGCTCGGCGCGAATGATTCTGCGATCACTTGACCACGGAAAGCTGAGTCATGTTCCGCAGCTATCGGACATGCTGCACAACGTCATCCAGAAGTATCAGAGCAGCCGCGCACTTAGTGCGCCTAAGCGTCGTGTTGACCCGATCTCGACGACGGCCGTACTGCAGTCGTCTCAAGCGGAGACGCGCAACCGCTAGCGCCGGTCAAGGCGTCCTTTAAGGCGGCGAGCACGAGACCGATGACAATGGCCGCGCCGCACAGGGCATTGACGCCGATTCGGCCCGCAGCAAGGTCGCTGTAGATTGCCACGCTGCCAAGCGCGCCGGCCAGCGCAATACAAAGCGCTTGACAAGGCGCGGAGTTCCACAGCGTTTCGAAGGTGAGGGCACGGCGCATGAGGTGTCAGGTTCCGAGTGTGTTCAGAACAGAGTACGCGATCGGCAGTGCCCGAACATGACGAGGGTCGCTTCCTAGCCGAAAGGCGAACTAGCTGACCGCACACAGCCACTCGACGCGGTCAGCGACTCCAGGGCCGACGTTCGGGAAGTAGGCGACAGCAGGGGCGTACTCACCCGCTGCCACTCCGCCCGTCCACTCGGCGATGGAGCGCGCGAGGACGGTGCCGCTCGCGGACGCGGTGACCTCGCACGTCGCTTCGGTGATGTCGAAGTCGGCACGGTTGTACAAGTCGATAACGACACCTGCCTCACCGCCCCGCTCGACCATTTTGTAGCCGACGAACGCGATTCGCGAGTCGATGCCCGGTTGCACCGTGGCATTGCCTCGAAGCGGCGCGTTCGGGTCAGCGAGGACCGGTATCTCGTCAATCACCGGCGGGCGCTGTGGTGCGCTATCGGCGACATGCTCGACTGAATCCCCGCCGGACGAGCAGGCGGTGAGCAGGACAGACAGACAGACGAGGGTTCGCATGCGGGGCTCTCGCGTGGGCTTAGCTCTCGAGCGTACCCGATTCCATGGAGAAACAGACGTATGGCTGACGTACAGAGCGCCGGCAGAGTGACGCAATGGCGATTCTGAGCTTCGACGAGCCCGGCACGGGGGGCGGTGTCGCGACGCCCGAGCAGACGCTTATCGTCGAGACCCTGCCGACGCTCATCCCGGCGGGGCAACAGAGCGTGGTGCTCCGGCTCGACCCTATCGCCCCGAACGCGACGATTGACTATGACGGGGATGCGGCGTACGGCATCCGGCAGGTACTAGCCGAGGCGCCCATCAGAGAGGGGCAGCGACGGTGGATAGCGAAATACGGTATTGCGCCTGTGCATCTTCTCGCGACTATCGACGGCGAGTCGGACGGCTACGTCATCTCGGGCACGAATGTCCTCGTCACCCAAGTCTCGGTCAGGTCGGGCAATGGCTTTTTTTGGGGCGACATCGCGTATCACTTCCCGTCGCCCGATGTTGGCGTTTCCGAAGACGTTCTTGACGCTCTGACGCCTCGCCCAAGCGTCATCGACGAGCGCGGATCGGCGCTCTCGGTGTCGCTCGCGACGCATCTCGATCAGTACGTGCAGGTCGATGCTGACGTGACGCTTCCGAGCGTCACTGCATCGGACGTTGGGCGGCGGGTTGATCTCCTCTTCTACGGCGACTCAACTTTGTCGGGAAGCGGCTTGAGCATCGCAGGCGATCTCGTCTTTGCCGATGGCGAGGCGGGAAGCTGCATCGTGACCGGCGTGGACAGCTGGTTCGTGGCCGGTGCAGCAGCGCGAGAGGCTGCCGCGCCGGAGCCGGAGGCGGATCTCGTCCTCGCGTTCACGGTGACCGACTCGCTCACACATCGCATCGACACGACGGACAGCAGCGGCTACACGGCGGAATATCCGGACGGGTCGATAGTGACGATCGCGAGCGGC